TAGTATCACTAGTATCAAGTGTTCCTTGAATATTTCCAATTATTAAAGCATTTACTGAAGTGATAATTCCAGCATTATTAGGAATTGATAATAGAAGATTTTTTCCCGACCCAACTCAGGATTATCTCAGATGACCTTGACCAGCCTGAACTGGCGGTAACTGGCCGTGATCAGCCGAGATTGGAAACGGTTTGGCCTGAGGCGGCTGATTCGTTTGGGGCTGAGGTGGGGGGCTGGGCTTTACAGCATTTGGGCATTGAACTTATGGCGTGGCAACAGCGTGTGCTTGACGGTCAGTTGTTGTTTGACGGTGACGGGGATTTTTTGCACCGTATGTCTATGGTTTCAACTGCTCGACAGAACGGTAAAACGGTTGCGTTGACGGCGTTGGTTGGCTGGTGGCTTACGGAAATGCCTAAGCACAAGGGCACACCGCAAACCGTGCTATCGACTGCTCACCGGCTTGATCTTGCAGTCATGTTGTACGACAAACTTGCTGACATTCTTGAGTTGCGGTTTGGTGCAAAACTTATGCGGTCGTACGGTCGCAACCAGGTGACTATGCCTGACGGGTCTAAGTGGTTTATTCGTGCAGCCAACTCAAGCGTTGGTCACGGCATGTCATGCGACCTTATTGTTGCCGACGAAATTTGGGATATTGGCTCAACGGTTATTGACGGCGGTTTATTGCCAGCGCAACGCGCCCGTCGATCACCGTTGCTTAGTGCTTGGTCAACGGCTGGTACTGAGGCCAGTACCGCTATGCAGCGTTGGCGTGAGCAGGGGTTGCGCTCGATAGATCGCGGCGAGCCGTCGTCGCTTTATTTTGCTGAGTGGTCACCGCCACCCGATTTGTCGCCAATGACACCGCAGGCTTGGGCGTATGCAAACCCAGCGTTAGGCAAAACGTTGACGCTAAAAACTATTGAAGGCGAAAGCGAAAACCCTGACCGTGCGTCGTTTTTGCGTGCGTCATGCAACCTATGGGTCGCGTCGGATAAAAGTTGGATTGCACCCGGCTTGTGGCCTGAACTTGAGTACACCGACCCTATGCCTGACGGTGGCACAGTCGCTATAGAAACCAGCCTGACCGACGACCGCTATTTTGCCACACGCGCAATCGTGCTAGACGATCGACGCACAGTCGTGACAGTTGAGTTTGTTTGCGACACGTATGACGAAATGTTGCAACACGTTGAGCGCCTAGCAAAAAACACGGCAGTCAAATTTGCTATTAGCCCGTCAATCGACATTCATTGGCCGTTAGCGCTTGAGCGCCGACGGGCAGTTGTCGGCTACGGCGAAATTCTTAAATTTACGCCACGCATAAAGTCGATGATCCACGAAAAATTACTTTGGCATACAGGCGAACAAATGTTGGCTGAACACGTGCAACGCGCCGTCGCCGTACGGTCACAAAACAGCATTGCGTTGTCGTCGCAACGATCACCCGGCCCGATCGAATTGGCGCGATGTTTGGTTTGGTCAGCGGCGCTAGCCAGCCGACCCACAGCCACAGGTAAACCGATGATCGTTGTTGCAGGTGGCTAGTATCTTGACGGGCGGCCGTTGAGTTCTTACTTTCTCGGTTGACGCTTGGCGGTCGCCTATACACAACGCACAAATAGTTTGGTGGCATACTTAGCGCATGGGCATTTTTAACCGCACCGTCAACAAAGCCGCAATATCACCGCAACCAACTAAAGCGGCTGCCGCTGGCGGTTTGTATATGAGCCCAAACACAAACAACACGGGCGCTGCACTCATCGGCACTTACTATTCGTATGTCGAGGGCACGGCACGCAACCGTGCAATGAGCGTGCCAACAATTAGTCGCGCACGCGATCTCATGGCGAGCGTTATCGGTTGCATGAATTTGAAAATGTATACAGAAATTTGGAACGGCAACGAAATGGAAAAAGTACCGTTAGCGCCACGCACTTGGTTGCGACGTATTGACCCGACCGTGCCAAACAATTTTATTTTGTCGTGGACATTTGACGACTTGTTTTTTTATGGTCGCGCATTTTGGTACATCACGTCACGCACCGCCGACGGCTACCCAGCGTCGTACACTCGACTACCAGCAGCAATGGTGCAAACACTTGATCAGGCTGGCCCTGTGTGGTTTGCGCCGTCAAAACAAATCACGTTTCAAGGCGGCGAACTAGACCCAGCAAACGTCGTACAGTTTTTGTCGCCGATACAAGGCATTGTTTATATGTCTGAACAAGCGGTTGCAACAGCGTTAAAACTTGAGGCGGCACGCTACCGCAACTCGAGCAGCGCAATACCGGCTGGTATTTTGCGACAAACTGGTGGCGAACCGTTAAGCGCACAAGAGTTAGCCGATCTTGCGGCCGCATTTAACGCAGCGCGTGAAACTAATCAGACTGCCGCATTAAACGAGTACGTGTCATATACCGAGACACAAACGAGCCCTGACAAAATGTTGCTAATTGATAGCGCCGAATTTCAAGCAATGGAAATGGCACGGCTATGCAACATACCGCCATACCTTGCAGGTATCAGCGTCGGGTCGTATTCGTATCAGTCAAGCGCCGAAAGTCGCATGGATTTGTGGTCGTTTGGTGTGCGCGCTTACGCAGATTGCATAACTGGCACATTAAGCCAAAACAGTATTTTGCCTAACGGCACATACGTCGAGTTTGACGTTGAAGATTATTTGACCGGCGAATACTCAATGGGTGACCAGCGAGAAACACCAACAGAAAATGAAAACGGAGTAGCATCACCAACATGATCAAATTGACCCCTTCACAGATCACGGTTGACGCAGCGGCGGCAGAGGGTTTGCCGTCGCGCTCAATCTCAGGCGTAGCCGTCACCTATGACGAAACAGCCACAGTTCTAGACGGCACAAAAGTACGGTTTTTGCAAGGGTCGTTGCCAGTCACGGGGCGCGACCCGAAACTTTATATGCAACACGACAGCAACCAAATTGTCGGCAAAGTTGTCGAGCGCGTAGACACCCCACAAGGCATGATGTTTACCGCCAAAATCAGCGCCACACGCTTAGGCGACGAGGCGTTGACGTTGGCAAATGACGGCGTAATTGACGCAGTATCGGTCGGTGTAACACCAACAAAATTTCGTTTTGACGACGACGGCACAATGATTGTCGAGGCCGCCAACTGGTCAGAACTATCGCTCGTAAGCGAAGGCGCGTTTAGCGGCGCGGTAATCACCGACGTTGCGGCCAGCGCACCCTACACGGCAACCGTTGAGGGTATCCACCAAACCGAGCCAACAATAGAGTTAATATCAGATCAAGAAACAACAGGAGACAAAACCATGAGCGAAGCAACAGAAACACCAGTAGTCGAAGCAGCGACCGCAACCGTAGAAAAATTGTGGGCGCAACCTAAAAAAGAATTCAAATTGCCGTCAGCCGGCGAATTCATGGCCGCATACCACATTGGTGGCGACACTTTCAAAAACATGAACGCAGCCGTGCAAGAGTTTGCAAAAACTCAGCGCACACCGTTGCAAGCAGCCGCAGGTGATGTCCTTACAACCGACACACCCGGCTTGCTCAGCACAGTCGTTTTAGGGCCACTCGTACAAGACCTTAATTTTTTGAGGCCAGCAGTCGAAGCAATCGGCGCACGCGCATATCCTGACGGCGGCACACAAAAAACATTTATTCGACCAACGATCACAACACACACAAGTGTTGCATCACAGGCTTCAGAATTAAGTGCAGTTTCAGCAACAACAATGGTCATTGCTGCAAATTCGGTTAGCAAAACAACACTTGCGGGTCAAGTTACTTTGTCCGCACAAGATATTTCGTTTACGTCACCCGACGCAATGCAACAAATTTTGAACGACCTCATGGGCGAATACATGATTTCGTCTGACAATATTTGTGCAGACAACTTGTTGGCTGCCGCCAACTCGTCAGGTGTTTGGGACGGCACACTAGCCGACCTATTAACCAGCATTTATGACGCAGCAAACGACGTTGCAAGCGGCCGCAACTGGATGCCGACACACTTGTTTGTGTCAGTAGACGTTTGGGCACAACTTGGCAAACTTGCAGACAGCACAGGCCGACCAGTATTCCCGTTGATTGCAAACGGATTGTCAGGACAAAACGCGCTTGGCTCACTCAACGCAGGCACATGGAACGGCAACCCACTTGGTCTTGAACTTGTGGTTGACAGCAACTTTGCTGCAAAAACAATGATTGTCACTCGAGTCGGTCAAGGTCAAGGAGACGCATACGAGTTCTACGAGCAAATCCGTGGCTTGATGAGCGTCGAAGTGCCTTCAACACTTGGTCGCACAATGTCGTTTTACGGTTACGTGTCGACATTTGCTGCAATCTCTGGAATGATCCGCAAGATCACACAGGCTTAAGCAAGGGCGGGGCAACCGCTCATGGCAACATACGCGACAGCCAGCAAACAACTATTAAGCAACTACGCGTGCATATCCACGCTCGAGCCGACCGATATACAGGTTGGCGACAGCGTGGTTGTTGGCTCGCTTGGCGCACCGTTTAACGGCACGTTTACCGTTTTAAATTGCCCACAATATTTATACACGGGCGTAGACGGCACAACTGGCGAATGGACATTTGACAGCGACACTCGAATACCAAACCAAATATTGTTTGCTTGCACAGGCAGCGACGTTGATTTTGCGGCGATCTACACCGGCACAGTTGCGTTCACACCGACGTGTACGTGGATAACAGCCGCGAACTTAGTCACGTATTTGGGTGTGTCAATCACTAACCCGTCAGATGATTACACGCTGATCACGCAGTCGGTGAGCGCCGCTAACCAGTTTTGCAGTCGCCGTCGAGCAGAAGCAGGCTACAACGACAGTCTCAGCACAAGCCCGTCAGGTGACGTAACGCTAGGCACGCTCATGTACGGTGCAGCGCTATGGCGTAGTCGAGGCAGTCTAGAAAACGTGTTTGCGTCGTTTGACAACATGGGTACAGCACCACAACAATCATTGACACCGATCGTCAAACAGTTGCTAGGTATCGACCGACCAGCGGTGGCCTAAATGCCAGCACCATACACCGACGTACTGAACGTCGCCATAGACGACATCACAGCAACGCTCACAGCCGTCACAGGTTTACGCGTAGTCAACGACCCGACAAAACTTGTACCAAATTGCGTGTTTTTGTTAGCGCCACGTTTCACGACAACGGCAGGCAACGGCAACGTTATTCGAGTTGATTTCCCCGTCAAAGTTGTTGGCAGCGGCCCGGCAGGTTTGCCCGTGTTGCGCGAAATTTTGCAGATATCCGCAACCGTGTTGGGGTCGTCAATTATCGTTACATCAGGACAACCAAGCACACTTGAAATCGGCGGCCAAGAGTTCCCTTGCTACGATTTGACTTGTGCATTAGCAGGGATAACAGCATGACCAAATATTTAGTTAACAGCAATCGACTAGACGGCCTTAAACGGGGCGACATCATTGACGGCAAAGACTTGGGCGACGCAAACATTGCACACCTAGTCGAGAGCGGTCACCTATCCCCACAAGACGATAAAAAACATGGTAAAACTAAAGAGATAACAGAGGAGTAGAACATGGCAGCAACAACAACGGTTTACTTGAGCAACCCGGCACTTACGATCAACGCGGTCAACCTGACCGATCAATGCACCAGCGCAAGTTTGACATTTGGTTACGACCAACTCGAGACAACGGCGTTTGGTGACGCCGCACGCTATTTTGGTGGCTCGGCGGTCACGTCGTTGCAAAACAACTCGTTTGAAATCGAGTTGTATCAGTCGTATGCAGCCAGCGAAACAGAAGCAACAATTTACAGTTTGGTTGGTACACAAACAACGATTACTATTTCGCCGACCGCTGCAGGTTTGGCTACACCAAGCGCAACCGCACCAAAATACACTCTGACCGGGTGTTACTTGGCGTCGCATACCCCAATTAACGCGTCGCTTGGCGAACTGTCAACCGTCACGTTGACGTTCAACGGCGGGGTGCTTACTAAAGCAACGTCATAGTTTTACGGTGTTTGCCGTAACAAAATAAACGAGCCATAACTGGCCGAGAACAGGACAGGCATGAAACTAAAACTAAAAGTTGACCTAAACAACGGGTCAGCGCCAGTCGAAATGACAACCAATATGTTTGTTATTTGCGAATGGGAACGCACAGAAAACCGCAAAATATCAGACGGCAAAGGTATCGGATACACCGATCTTGTTTGTTGGGCGTTTCACTTGTTGAAACTTAACGGTGAAACATTGCCGCCAAATTATCGTGACTGGGTTAAACAAAACCCAAACATGACCATTGAGGCGATAGACGAGACAAACCCAAACCCTACGGCGTAGGCAGTTACCGACGGCAGTTAGCAGAATTGTTGGCTGCAACAGGGTACTGGCCTACGAATATCGAGTTTGACACGCGTGACCTATTGACGGTGATTACAGTATTAAACAAAGCAAACAAAAGGTGACGTATGCCAGCAAGCACAACCATAGAGATTGTCGGGGTTAAACAGACGATCAACAGTTTGCGTAAAATCGACCCACAGTTGCAAAAAGATTTTAAGTCTGACGCAACCGCTATCGCGCAACCAGCAATACAGGCAGGTAAAGCCGTTTACACCGATTTGCCGTTATCAGGCATGAAATACAATTGGACGCAACGCGAACGCAAACTATTTCCGTTTACGGTAACCAAAGCGGTCAATGGTGTGCGTATGCGTTTTGATACACGTCGAGGCGCGGTCGGTGTAATTCTTATTGAGCAAAAAGACCCGGCGGCAGCAATCTTTGAAACAGCAGGTCGCGCCAACGCAAACAAACTTGGGCAGGCGCTTGGTTTTGTTGGTGTTGGTCGCACTCGACTAATCGGGCCAGCCGTCTATAAAGCGCGTCGCGGTATCGAAGCCGAAATGACAAAAATGATTGCTAAAACTATGCGCGACGTGCAGAGGGATATTTAGTCATGGCATTAAGTATTCCTATTGTCTCTGAGTTTGACGGCAAAGGCATTGACAAAGCAATTAAAGAATTTAAGCAGTTAGAAACCGTTGGCGAAAAAGCACAGTTTGCAATTAAAAAGGCGGCAGTACCGGCAGCGGCCGCATTGACGGCGGTTGCTGGCGCATTGGGTTTGGCGGCTAAAGCAGCGGCAGAGGACGAACAACAACAAGCAATTTTGGCTAACACTATGCAAAACGTTGTTGGTGCTACTGACGCAACGGTTGCGGCAACCGAGGACATGATCTCGGCTATGTCAAGGGCGACTGGTACGGCTGACAGCGAATTGCGACCAGCGTTTGCCGCGTTGCTTGTTGGCACTAAAAATGTTGGTGAGGCAACCAGCGCGTTGTCGTTAGCGCAAGATGTTGCAACAGCGACTGGCATAGATTTGGCTACGGTCAGCGACGCGTTGTCTAAAGCGTATGCAGGCAACATGAAAGGGCTACGCGCATTGTCGCCCGAAATGATGGGCATGATCAAAGAGGGCGCGTCACTTGATCAAGTGATGATGGCGTTAAACGACAATTTTGGTGGCGCAGCCGCACGATCAGCAGAGACAGCGGCAGGCAAATTCAAAATATTAAAAAACAGTTTGGCTGAAACTCAAGAGAGTATCGGTGCTGCGTTGTTGCCCGTGTTGCAAAAAGTGTTGCCATATTTGCAGGCAATGGCTGATTGGGCGCAAAAAAACCCGACCGCGTTTTTGGTTATTGCTGGCACAATTTCGGCGGTTGCGGCCGCAATCATGGCGGTCAATATTGCTATGGCGTTAAACCCGTTTGGTTTAATTGCGGTAGGTATCGCAGCGGTCGTAACAGGCATAGCAATTGCTTACACAAAATTTGAAAGTTTCAGAAACATTGTCAATGTTGTTTTGAACGGTTTGATTGCTGGTTTTGAAATGTTCGCTAATTCGTTTATTGGTGCGATCAACATAATTATTGACGGCATTAACCTAATTAACCCGTTTACGGATATTGGCAAAATTGGTAAAATTAGTTTGGGTCGAATTGGTGGCGGCGCTGCCGGTGCTGAGGCGGTCACGTCTGATATTCGTACCGCTGACCGTATGGCGCGTGAGGCTGGCGCAGGTGTGCCAGTTACACCGTCGGTAATAACAAGCGGTGGTGGCGGTGGCGGTGGCGGTGGGTCAAGTGGCGCACAAACAAGTATTGGTGGCACGGCAGGCGGCGCACAAATAGGTGCGCTAACAACGTTTGGTATGGCTGAACGTATCGCGGCACGCGAACCGCAACCAGTAACAATCAACGTAACTGGCGGTATATCGACTAGCGCCGAGATCGGTCAAAGCGTGTTGAACAGTTTGCTGGCATACCAGCGCACTAACGGCCCACTTGATTTGATGATTGCACAATAATGCCCGGCGTTGCAGTTGTTGGTAGTGGTAACTACGACCTAGAAATTGACACAGGTTTTAAACAAGACGCATTTTTGCTTGACGACCCGACCGCTGGCGTATTAAACAACAGCACTTACGTGCTTGACGGCACAACAAATTATGCGAGCGTGCTTGACGGCATTAATCAAGTGAACGTGCGGCGCGGCCGCAAAGATCAGGGCGACCAATTTAGTGCTGGCACAATGACGTTTACCATGCTTGACACGTCAGGCATTTTTAACCCGTTTGACGAAAACTCGCCGTACTATGACCCGACTACAGCCAAACCGGGTTTAGCGCCTATGCGCCGTGTGCGTTTGTCTCGATACAACAACAGCAACGTCAAACAATATTTATTTGTTGGCTACATCGTCAATTATGACTACAACTTTAATTTGGGTGGTTTGGATACGGTGACGGTTTATTGTGCCGACGATTTTTATTTGTTGGCGCAAACATATTTGGCTGAATACAACGTCAGCCAAGAATTGTCTAGCGTGCGTTTGTCGGCGATACTTGACCGACCTGAGGTTGATTTCCCTGCAGCGTCACGGGCGATATCGACTGGTACTCAGACGCTAGGCGGTGACGCAGCGTTTACTATCTCGAACGGCACAAACGTTTTGGGTTATTGCTCACAAATTAACAAGGCTGAGCAGGGCAGGTTGTTTATGTCGCGTGACGGCAACCTAACATTTCAACCACGTATCGGCACAACACTTACAGCGTCGGTCGCCGATTTTCACGACGACGGCACAAACATAAAATACAACGGGGTGGGCATAACGTTTGAAGCCGATCAGGTAACCAACCGTGCGGTCGTACAACATTTAGGTAGCAACAACCCACAGGTCGCTGAGGACACAGGCAGCCAAGCGTTGTATTTTATTCAAACGTATTCAATCACCGACAGCCTGCTACATAGCGATACGGCCGCACTTGAATTGGCAACCTATTTGTTAGACCCGTTGCCCGAACCGCGATACACGTCGTTAAACACCCAGTTAAATATGTTGACCACAGCCCAGCGCGACACGGTGGCCATTATTGATATTGGGCAGACAATCACTATTGAAAAAACGTTTGCAAGCGGCGCTGGCACGGCACAATTAGCCCAAGAACTAAGCGTCGAGGGCATAGAAATGACAATCAACGTGAACACGGGCCACGCGATCACATATTTTACTGCACCAACAACCGTCGTTTATGAGTTAATACTTAACGACCTGACTTACGGTATCATCTCAGCAGACAACGCATTAGGTTAAAGTAGGCAATATGACGACACCATTTCCATTTGTTGCAGGTGCAATTTTGACCGCACAGCAACTTAATGACATACAAAATTTGCCGATATCAGACAAAACCGCGTCATACGTTTTGGTTGCTGGCGACGAAACAAAACGCACAATGATGAATAGCGCCAGCGCAACCACGATCACGGTCAACAACAGCATTTTTACAACAGGCGACGTAATACAAGTAGCAAATAAAGGCGCTGGTACTTGCACGATCACCGCAGGCGCAGGCGTAACTATTAACACTTCGGGGTCACTTGCTTTGGCGCAATATGGGGGCGGCTATTTACTTGCATTGTCGGCGTCAACTTTTACTTTTTTTAATTTAGGTGGCGGCAGCGCTTACGGCACGGCAACAGGTGGTTCATCGTCGAGCATTGCGGTTGGCGGCATAAATTACACGCTTTTAACTTTTACAACCGATTCGACTTTGACGGTAACAAAAGCAGGTTTGTTTGATTATTACATTGTCGCTGGTGGCGGTGCTGGTGGTGTCGGTCAATCAAATGTGAGCGGTGCTGGCGGTGGCGCTGGCGGTGTTTTAACTGGCACAGCATATTTTAGTGCTAATCAAACAATCGACGTTGGTGCAGGTGGTACAGGTAGCACAACTGCAGCAGCGGCAACAAACGGTTTAGCAAGCGTGATCGGTACTGGCACAGGCGCGTTGAGCGCGGCTGGTGGTGGGCGTGGTGGTGGCGGCGCAACAGGCGGTTCAACTTTCGCAGGCAACGGTGGGTCCGGTGGCGGTTCTACTTATGCTGGTGCTGATCCACAACAACCCGGAGTAAGTGTTGCAAGCACTATTCAAGGTTATGGTGGTGGCACAGGTTCAGCATCGTTAAGTGTTGGTGCGGCTGGTGGTGGTGGTGCAACAGCCGTTGGCGGTTCACAAACAGGTGCGTCAACTACTGGTGCGGCTGGTGGTGCTGGTGTAGATGTTTCAACATTTATTGGTGCTGGTAGTGCGCTATATAAAGCGGGCGGTGGCGGCGGTGGCGGCGCAACTGGTGGTGCTGGCGGTAGTTCTGTTGGTGGTGCTGGTGGTAATTCGAGTAGCGCAGGTAACTCGGCAGCCGCAAATACTGGTGGCGGCGGCGGCGGTTGTGGATACGGCGCACAAAACGCTGGCGGTAATGGCGGCTCAGGAATAATTTACATAAGGTTTAAAGTATGACCGCACAATATTTTGCACAACTAGATCAAAACAATGTTGTGATTGATTTGCATTGTGTAACCGCAGAATTTATGGCTGAAAACCCTGAGCGGTATCCCGGCACGTGGGTTGAAACATTTGTCGACAACCCAAATAAACAATACGCAGGTATTGGTTTTATTTACGATTACGACACGCAAAATTTTGTTGCACCTAAACCGATAGTTGCGCCCGACATCGAGCAATAATGTGCGCTACTGGTTATTTGCAATCGCATTGTGCGCTGGTTGCGCTACAAGTAAAACAAACACAACAGGCGGCGTTAAAGTCCGCAATCTATCAATAAGCGAGGTATGCCAATATGGGTCGCCTGACCAATGCGAAATTAGAAAATAACCAAATACACGCTCGACTAATCGTCACGGTCGGAATACTTATGGCCGTCACGTTTGTGCTTATGGTTGTCGGTTTGTTGTTCGGTTTGTTGTTTGTGTCAATGCCCGAGGAACTATCACCGCTTGACAGCAAAATAGTTGACTTGCTCAGCACGATCAGCGTGTTTTTGACAGGCGCATTATCGGGTCTTGTGTCGGCTAACGGCATAAAAAACACGGACAAAAATAATGACGGCATACCTGACGCACTCGAATGACAAAACCGTACGTCATCACCGCACAGCCAGTCGTCAAAGCACCGTTGGCTGGCATGGCTAAATGGGTTGAACTTGCAGTTAAACACAGCGACGGTAGTTTGTGGAATAACGGTATTTGGGTTGTGCGCGACGTGCGCCATAAACCCGGTGTCATTAGCAATCACGCTCGAGGACTGGCAACCGATCTGTCGTACCGTTGGCTGGCACAAAAACAATTTGGTCGCAGAGACGGCCGCAAACAATCGTTGGCGTACATTGTTAAGTTGCTTGAACACGCTGACACACTCGGCATACAACTTGTGATCGACTACGCGTTAAAGCGGTCGTGGAAATGCGATCGCGGCACATGGCAACCATTACCCAGCGTTGACGACGGCGACTGGTATCACATAGAGGTTGAACCACGCCTAGCGCACGACCCTGAGGCCACAAAACAGGCATTTCAAGCCGTATTCGGGGTATCACCGAAAGCAGCGCCGCAATCTGTTTAGGCTGGTTACCTACCCGAGAAAGTAGGTCACTATGACACTCATCAGCAAAACAGCCATATCGCTATTTATTAGCGCCATGTCAATATTTATTTTGGCTAAACCGCCAGCACCAACACCGACAGAAACACGCCCAGCGCCAATAACCGTTTGGCAGGGTTTAGAACCAGCGTCGCCCATACCGCCAACAACGGTCAAAACTACGCCTATAACGCAACCTGACGCGTGTCAGACCGTGTTTGACATGGCTCGACACGTCGGCTGGCCCGAACACGAACTAACCCAA